CAACCACCATATACAACAGTACCTCCAGCAGAGGACTAACTATAAATGATTAAATTATTAAGCGGTCCAGAGTTGGCCGATCAATGGCATGTAATAAAACCTAAGATTGAAGAGGCAATGATACATGGCAGTGGTCTTATTACAAGTCATGGTTTATTCCTGCAATGTTTAGGTGCAGTCGCGCAATGTTGGATTAGGGATAAAGGTGGTGTTTGTATAACACGATTTGAAGAAATAGAAGGGAGAAAACAGTTAGCTGTTGTTGCCTGTACATCTCCGGGATGGTTCACACATGGACCTGAATCACTGGAGGAACTAGAAGAGTTCGCACGAGCCACTGACTGCATAAGAACTGTGGTGTATGGACGTAAAGGTTGGGCAAGAGCCCTTAAGAAATATGGATATCATGAGCCGTTTGTAACGCTCATCAAGGAGGTTTAATTATGGGTGGTGGCGGAAGCACAACAACAAGTACGTCTGGTTTACCTGACTGGGCTGTGCCCTTTGTAAAGGATGCACTTCAAACATCTACTGACTTATATAAAGTTGGTGGTATGAATTACGTAGAGGGTATGTCACCTGAACAGGTAGATGCACTTAAGAAAACCAAACAACTATCAGATACTGGTGGCGTCTATGATAAAATAGCACAAGATAGCTATGAAGCCACTGAAGCATATCGTAATGCAGCCTCAGGAACTGGGCTATTTGGTGCTGATGCATTGGGTAGGCAGACTGAAGCTATGAAATCAAGTATAGGAACTGCCGTTGGTGACATCATGGGTCAGCAGCAGGGTCAATTCTCACGATCAGGTAATTTAGGTGGTGCAAGAGCACAAGCAGCTAACAGTCAAGCAGCTATGAGAGTAGGTGGTGAAATGGCAGCTAATGAATTAGCATCAAGGCGTCAAGCAGCAATGTCTGGAGCTGGTGGTGTATTAAGTGCTGGTGGTAATTTACAAAGTCAATTCGGAACTGGTGCTACAGCACTTGGTGGAGTTGGTTCAGCTATTCAACAACAGAAACAAAATGAGGGTGACTCTGCATACCAAGGTGTTCAACGTCTATTTGGACTATATGGTTCTCCTGCAATAGGATCTCAAACTACACAGACTGGTGGAGGTAAGTAATGAAACGTATCATTCAAGGTTACCAAAGCGGTGGCTATGTACAAAGATATAATGAGGGAGACAGTGTTTCAGCTGCAGGATTTGGTACCAACACTGGGTTACCTGAAGGTGGTAACGCATCTTCAGCTATCACAAGTTACCTAAAAGGTCCACTGGGTATTGACATATCTTATGACCCTAACGCTAAACAACAAGGTGATATCTTTAACGAACTAGCTGCAAAACGAAGAGCATTAGCTGCATCATTAGGTGGCACTGCTATGTCTGCATCTAATCAGCAACAAGTTTTAGATGATTCTGATAAGACATTTGCTAGTGCTAAAGCATCTGGTGGAAGTTTAGGTAACTACACTACTTATGGTGGACATAAAGATGTTGCTCACGCTACTATAGATAAAGCTTTTGCGGATTATGGAAAATCCATTAGTGATGGAACAGCTAAGAAAGAAGATAATCCGGGATTTAACCAAGAGGTTGCTGATGCTAATAAAAACAAGATAGCTACTTGGACTAATTCAAATGGAGATAGTGTTTCTAAAACTTATAGTCAGTTAACTTCAGATGATTTTAAAGGTGTTAGTACTGCAGATCAATATCGATTAATGGCAAATAGTATGCAAGGTAATGGTATCAGTGATATCGGTGGTGGGTACAATCAAAGTGATTCTACTAGTACTCTAAAAGATATCTATGGTAATGTTACAAGTAGTCTTAACAATGCTATGCAAGGCAAGGGTATATTTAGTTACCTACCTACAGCTCAATTAGTTAAGAAAATAGCACCACCTATTAGCACTTACGATCCAGTCCCAGTGACAACACCTGTTAGAACTTACACTCCACCCTCAGTGACACTGAGCTCAGTGACACCACCAAATCTGTACAGTTCTGTACCAGCGGTATCACAACCAAGAAGAACTTCTACTGATAGGGCTAATGACCAAGCTCAACAAGCCCACCACGAACGGAAACATGCGGATAGAGAAAATGCTTATAGTAAAAAAACTGGAATGACTCATGGATACACTGTGGGTAATACGGGTGGTGAAGTTTATCAAAACACTATTGGTAATAACCCAATGTATAAAGGTCCACTTAGTTTAAACATGGGTGGTGTGTCTATAGCAAACTCACAAAAAGTAGATGAGGAACAACAAATGGTTGCACCATTACGTGCCCCACAGATAACTCAACAACCACAAGGTTCTCTTGGTATGCTTGGTGATCTTGTTAAAGGTAAAGTTATAAACAAAGGTGCTGATATGGCTGTAGATGGTGTAAAGAAAGCAGCTTTAAAAATGGGTGTCTCACAGATACCGGGGGTTGGTCCCTTCCTTGCGATGCTACTATAGATAGGAGAATACAATGATCGATAGAACAGACCCAACAAATAGGGATACTGTACCTGCGATGCTTACCCCCGGAGAATTTGTTCTTAATAAGGAAGCATCCAATATGTTTGCCCCTACTATAGAGCAAATGAATAATGCGGGATTACAGCAACGTGCAATGAAAAACATGGGTGGTGGTATTCCCCCTCAATATTTAAACTTAGGTGGTGAAACCAGTGGTCGAGGTAGGATATCTACTGAACAGTCTGAAGCTACACCTTGGATACAGAATCTTGAAAATCGTGAAGGCTTTCGAGACTACGTGTATATAGATAGCGAAGGACATGCCACTATAGGTACTGGTCACAAACTCCCAGCTAGTTTTAAAAAATATGCATGGGATGGTAAAAGCGAAAGTACAAAGCATAAGCCATACAGTAAAGCTGAGTTAGATCAGATGCTCCTAGATGATTTAAGTACTGCTAGATCTGCTGCAGAAAAGAACTTTTCTAACTGGAATGAATTACCAGAGCCTGTTCAAAATGGGTTGACTAACATGGCATTTCAACTTGGTGGGAAAGGTCAATCTAAATTTGAAAAGATGAGAGAAGCTGTTGAAGCAGGTGACTACTCTAGGGCTGCTTTTGAGGCCAATGATAGTAAGTGGGCTGAACAAACTAATGTTCGTTCTGAAGACTTGGTTAATGTTTTCTTAGCTCAAAATCCAGTTCAATCTAATTTCGATGTCCCAAGGCCCGGACAAGGGTTTGGTGTTGAAGCATTTGGCACAGGTAACTCTTTAAATAATCCACGCCCTTCAAGTGATCAATCTGCTGAGTTGGTAATTCCAACACAAGATCCTAGCATCAGAGGGGTGGTCCCTGAAGTAATTCAAACTAGCTTTTTACCCAATTCACCCCCTGAACAGTCAGAACCAAACCAATATAGGTCTGTACCAACAGAACCAAACCAGTATAAGTCTGTACCAACTATCGAATCAGTTCCACCCCAACCAGAACAATCTTTTGGGCAAGCATTTGCTTCAGGTAGAGCTGCTCATGGTGGTGGTGGCGGCGTGTTTAGTTACAAAGGTCAAGAATATAGTACAAACATAGCGGAAGAAGAAGAACAAAACCGTATGATGGCAAGTCAACCAACAATGACTGCTAACATGGGTGGGGATGTTCAGCATCTTAACCTAGGGGATTACGTTAAAAGTCTATTTGGTGGTGGACAACCTGATGATGAAGAACTTTTGTCTCAGTCGTCTCAAAGCATTGATCAAATGGCCCGTAAGAAACTCCAAGATGATGTTGACAATTCAATATTTTCAAGGAATGAAAGGGATGCATTGACTAAATTTGATCAAGGCATGCTAAATGTAAATAGAAATGCAGTTCCTCCACCTAGACAAATGGGTCTATCTCCCGGAGAAATGGCTAATCAAACGACACTTGAATCCACTGTGCCTCCAACTGTAGCTGTACCCCCAAATGGATCGGCTCTTAATACATCTTTAAGAAAATTCTTTGAGCCTGTTGGTAATGTTATGGATAACAACCCTTTAAAGGATGCAATTGCAGCAGGTAATGGAGATCTTGAAGCACAGAAAAGGTTAGAGGCTGCTAACCAAGTTGTCCCGCAAGTTAACTCTCCTCCTGCACCTCCTCCAGCAAACTATAGCTTGTTAGATGCAAATCAATTATCTTTCCTTGCGGGTCAAGGTGATGATGATGCAATTGCACAAGAGTTAATAAATGAAAGAAAACGCCTTAGCGAACAAGACGAGATGTCTTCTTTACCACCAGATCCGATTGACTTAACTACTCCTATACTTGCCAAAGTAGATGTGTTAGAGAAAAATACTTTCTCTGCTGCAAACACTGTTGAGAATACGGAGAGAGAACTGAATAGGGTAACACAAATTGCTAGTACTCTTGGGCCAAATTTTGGTTTTATTGATGATGATATTGCATCTATTGAACGACAACTGGTGAAAGATAGAGAAGCTTTAGATGCTGCAAGGCAAGCGGAACAGATTGCAACATCCGAAGCAGATCAGACTTTAAGATCACAAAATCTTGTACGTCCAGAAGTCATTGCAGTAAAAGGTCTACCAGCAACTAATCTTGAACCTAATAGGGATACATTAACTAAGACTGGGGCTAGTCGAAAGACTCCCGCTCAGATAGTGGCAGATTTAGAATTAGATAATACTGAAGCTAAAAATCTTGATGTTGATGAGACCCCTGATCCAGATCCTATTGAAGATACTGGTAAGGGTATTGCAAACTCTGATCCTAAAGCTTTTTCAAATGCTAAAAGTATTCTTAAGGATATATTTGGAGATCTTTTTGACCCTAAAGAGTTAACAAGGGCTGCTATTATGTATTTAGGTGGTCGTGCTACTGGTATGAATGGTAATCAAGCCCTCGCATTCTCAGGTAAACAATATATTGCTCGTACAGATGCTAAGGCAAACAACTTTCAAACAGTTGCAATGAAAGCTGTACATACTAAAAAAAGTCTGTCTATCTATAAGAAGACTATGGACCCTACAGATCTTATCCTTAAGTCTGTTGCACCTATATCAACTGGTGATTTTCAACAGTATTATAATCGTATAACAGGAGCTCCTATTAATGCCCAGAAAAAGAAAGTGGGTAAGGAATACTTTTGGTTTGATGGTAATGAGCAAATGAATATGCAGGAGGTAACTAAAGATGCAAGGATGGCTAAAGGAACTAAGGAAAACAGGGAGTATAGTACCTCTGTTAGGAAAGGCTTTAGTGATTTAGTAGGTGAGTTAGATTCTTTAAATTCCTCTGAAGGTGAGGGGAACAAGAAGGGAACTCCAATATTAAAGATAGCTGCTAAGAATACTGCAGATGCAGCATATGTGTTTATGCAAAAGAATGGTGTCGGAGAAGAAGCAATGTCTGATATTATTGAACAGGTTTATAAAGAAGCCCTTGTAGATCAGAAAGCAGGTCAAAATATAGGATCACTTGAGTCTTACTTTAGAAGAGCTTGGGTTGAAACTCAGACACAAGATGCGGTTAACTTCCAACTACCATCTGGTGAACCAGTTGCTGTGGATAAAATTAAGAATTTCTTAGGTACTATACGTAATGTGGCTAAGAAAAGGGGTAATGATGAATTAGGTGCTCGAAATGATACTCAACTTTCTGCATTTTTAATGGAAACCCCTGCTTATAAGTTCTATAACTCTCCTGCTTTATCTGAAGAAGACAGAAAAAGATATATCAAGGATGGTAACAATGCTGGTATCAGTGGACTTATGCAATATATGATTACTGAACTGTCTAAAGACACCTCGTCCTAGTAGAAAACATAAAAACAAGGAGATATGTAATGGGAATACTTGATGATATTGATGCTTATAAACCTAATACTTTAATTGGCACCAATACACATTTCATTGATGGTGACACACTGGAGAATCCAGATGGTCCTAATTATCGACTTCGTGGATATGATGCTGCCGAGGTTTCTAAAATTTTAAAAACTGGTGAAGTAAAGGAAGGTACTGCTGGTGGTTCTAATACCACTGGCATTATCTCCAACCTTGCAAATGAACAGGGGTTTACTAATATAAGACCTGTGTTTAACCCTGATGGGTCACCTATGATGGACACTCGTGGTGGTCGTCAAATGGTAGATCTTATTAACGACAAGGGAGAAAATTTCTCAAGTATGTTAATGAGTTCTGGTGCTATGGATACTACAGAGTTTTCTACAGACTCTGATAGGATCAGGAAGGTTCAAGCTCAAGGTGATAGGGAAAGGGCTATATACCAAGGTACTTATAAGCCATCGGCATTTGATAAGGCCGCTGCACAGATTGAGAATGCAGAGCTTGAAGCTGGTGCTAAATCATTAGGGTTTAAAAGAACACTTGCTAATGAGAAGGAACGTGCATCATACATTAGTTACTTTATGGAATCACAGGGCATGTCAAGGAGACAAGCTGAGAGTGAGATGAACAAGTATTTCAATAGGGATGTAGATGTTTTCAATCAAGGTGTTAGTTTAAATAATAAATCACTAAACCCAATGTCAGATTCTTGGGAACAGGGTTGGATCAGTGTTGGTGAAAGTGCCTTTGGTGTTGCCAACATGCTAGGTTCCGCTACTGGTAGCGAGGGTTTAGAGTCTTGGGGTCAAGATGGTGTTGATAGGCAGAACAGTAAGATGCAACAGTATGGTTACACTATAAATAGCTATACTGATGTTGACAGTATTGGATCTGCCTTCGAATATTTAGGTAACAACATGGCTCTGTCACTGCCTTACATGGCAGCTACAGCAGCCGCAACTGTTGCAGCACCTGTTACCTTTGGAGCTTCCTACACACTACCAGTGGGGCTCTACGCAGGTCAGACTTGGAATGACATGGAGGGGGACAACGATAATAAGTCTGCCACAATAGCCATTGGATCTGGTATAGCTCAAGCTGTACTAGATAGATTAGGTCTTAGGGGATTAGGTGGACTGGGTAAGAACCCAACAACTGTTCTCCAAGAAGCTGCAAACTCTCTGGCTAAATCTAGAGGTATAGCATTACCTGAAGCTAAGTCTATTGTTAAAGGCGAAGCAGACATAGCTATTGCTGCATTTGCACAAGAAGCTCAGACCATAGCTAAGAAACAGTTAACTGCTAAGAGCTCAGCTAAACGTGTGTTAGGGACTGTTGGTGTAGGTTCTGTTAGTGAAGGACTAACTGAGGTTGGTCAGGAAGCTATTGGATATCTTTCTGCTGTTGCAGGATCTGATAAAGTCTTTGACATGGAAGAGTTTGAAGAGCGTCTTGGTAATGCAGCTATTGCTGGTGCCTCATTGGGTGCTACATTCAGTGTTCCGGGAACTGTAAAAGATCAAATAACATGGATGGATGCAGCTGTAAAGTATGGTGAACCTGCTACCCCAAGGGAAGTAGAGAAGTATCGGGACATAGAGATAGAAAAGTATGGCACAGTTCGTACAATAACACAGGGTCTTGATCAGACTAAGGCAGAGATACCTAAGAAAGGTATCGTAGGCCCCTCAATATCTGAAAGGAGTGTGAAACATAAAGCTTTAGAATCAACTAAATCTTTTAGAGAACGGGCAAGTAACGAGGTTATGAATATATCTCAACTTTGGAGAGCATCTGTTACCAACGCTATACCTAAAAGTATATTGAATAGGTCTGCATCTGCACGACTACTAGCATCTTCATTAGGTGGTACATTGACACCTCTTCATGGGGGGTCTGGTTTAGAGGCTGCACAACATCATTTGGTAACCTCATATAGAAATCAATTGGTTGATCCTAAAAAATTCTATGAAGAGATGGGACTTAAAAGTCTAGTGGGGTTACACAGTTCTAAGAAGAAGGCCGCTATAAGTGACAGGGTATATAGTGTATTACGTAAAGCTACTGACCCTAAGTCAGGGCAATTTGATGCTAACCTTATCCCAGAAGATACTGTAAATAGGGCTCAGATTGCAATGTTAGGTAATCAACTAATAGCTCTTGGAAAGGTTTTAAGATATGATCAAATGAATGCTGGTGCAAAGATGGGAGACATAACTAATTACTTACATAGGTTTAAATCTATAAGTAAAGCAGCTGTTCTTGCTAACCCAGACAAATTTAAATCATTGTTGGTGTCTAAGTTTGGAATCACACCAACTGAAGCTTTAGAAATAACCGATAAGGTTATAGATAATCCAGAGATTAACAGTCTTGGTGAAGCTATGCAGTCTAATATTGGATCTCTAAACCCATCATCTCAGAAGAAAAGAACAATGAACTTGTCAGAAACTGAGGGGTTTGAAGACTTCTATGAGAGTGATATATTTGCCAATGTAACTAACGCATCTAAATCTGCCGCAAGGTACACAACTCAAATGCAGTATGTTGGAAAGGATGGTGAGATAATTTCTCAACTACTTAACAATATGAAAGCTGAAGGTCTATCAGAGGAAGAGGTTAACAAAGTGGCTAGGGATGTTCAAGATATCCTTGAAGCCGTATCGGGTAACTACAGTAGACCTAAAACTCAAGCTGGTAAAAAGGCTATGCGGTTCCAAAAGAGTGCTATGTTTTGGATGACACTCTCTGCACTACCTCTTGCTACGTTTTCATCATTGCCTGAGTTAGCTATGACACAAGGTGCTCTCACTAAGGATCAGATATTTGGAAACAATGGTAGTATTAAGACAGCTGTTCGTGAATTTACTTCTGCATTTATCCCAAAACTTAAGAAAGTTGAGGAGTCAATTGATGATAGTCTCTTTGATAATGAAGGTCGTAGGGATGGCAGGGCTATCTTACGGGATACTGGTTTCTTTGCACAAGACGTTGGTGCTGCAACTGTAGCTGGTGTAAGTGAAGTTAACGACAACAGAAGGACAGCTATGGAAGCTTTCTTTAAAGTCACTGGCTTAACTGCATGGACAGACTACATGAGAGCTATACGTGGAGCTATGGCTTTTGATTTCATATCTATAAACACTAAGTTAATGAATGTTAGGGATGAGTTTGGGGATAAGGTTTACATAAGAGAAACCCAAGATGCTGAACAAAAGCTTAGGTCTTTAGGTATCCCAGTGGAACAGTTTGTGGATATACATACTCGAATTGAAAGAGATGGGTATAGTACTATATCACCTGCTGAAAAGAAACTATGGGACACTTCAATTAAAGAAGCTACATTTAACTTCATCAATCAAGCAGTGGCACTTCCCGGAGCAGCTAATCGTCCTTTGATCTATCAAGATCCAAGGTTCGCTTTGTTCACACAGTTCCAAGGCTTTATATCTACATTTACTGCAAATCAATTACCACGCATGTGGAATGATTACATAGCTCGTGGCACTCCTACTATGCGTTATAACACATTTGTTATGATGAGTACTATGATAGCCCTTGGGTTTTTCTCACAGTCTATGAAAGATCTAATTAAATTTGATGATGATGAAGATAATGAAGGAACATTTGGTAATCCCTATTTGGATAAGCCAGAGTACATTCGCCGTGGTGTCATGGCTTCTGGTCTGTTTGGTACAGGCGAGAGGGTTATTGATATGTTTGCACCTATCTATGGACAAAGATCCAAGGGTGTCGGAGATTGGATATACAACCAAGCTACTGGTGAGAGCCCTACTTTAGGGTATGTTGGTAGGATTGGTGATGCTGGTATGAATTTAGTTAAGGGTGATGTTGAACGCGCTGTATATCAGGGCCTCAAGTCTGCGCCTTTAATTGGGCCACTAACCGATGACAATAAAAGGGCAGCTAGTTTTATAACTGGCGGTGGCTGGAATTATAAGGAGAAAGATTAATGGCGATACCAATAATACGTGGGGCTAAAGCCGATCTCATTAAACCATCTGAGACATTGATATCAGAAGGTATACAAGGGGAGCTTCAGTCTACTGCGGCTACACCACAACCTCAGGCTAATATGTCTATACTACAATCAATATCTGAAGCTACACCTGAGAGCCTTGCCCCTGTTGTGGGCGAGGCTTCAACACAACCTGTGGAGATGGCAGCACTGGACCCAGTACAAGGGGTAGAATTGTCAGAACCTGTGTTTGCAGATTTAAATGCCTTTGAAGACAATCGTTTTGATGTTGTTGATATGAAGACTCGTAATATTAACGAAGGTAATCCTGATACATCTGTAGGTTTTAAAAGACTTGATGGATCTAAGATACCCCCTCGTATATATAATCTTAATCCAAACAACTCTGAAGTTTATTCTGATGCTGGCATAAGAAGCAGATCAGGTACTATGGTTGCTCATGTTAATGCAGGTAGGCTTGGTATAAACCTATCTGGATTAGGGACACCAGCTTATCAGGGTAAGTCAAACCCAGATGCATTAACTGGACCAGCCTTGTCTGAAGAGATTCAGAAATACAAAGAGGGGGATATACTAGCAGCTATTAGTAGGTCAGATGCTGTCATTGAGAATGAACAAGGTTTTAAATTACCATCTCCACTGTACACTGGTATAGCTTCTGCTGTAACTGAGAACGTGATGATGAATGCTTTTGGTGGTCAAACTGCAGACACAGATGCATTACAAGAAGCTATGGGGGAGTCTTCTTTAGTTCCTAATCTTAAGGATAAAGTTAATCCAACTGTTACTCACGCTTCTGGTAATAAAATGTTGGGGCAGCAGATACACCTAGAGTACTCCCGTATGCAGAAAAAGGTACTTGAAAGTCAAGGAGTTCCTACTAGTGATCCTCGTATGGTAACATTATCTTCTCCAACTCAGATCCCTACAAGGGAAGCTGAGACTTTAGGTGCTGCATTTAAACACTTGTGGGCTGAAACTAACCCACACATGGTTACTCGTGGTGTTGACACTGTTACAAAACAGATAACATATGCCCTTACACCTGAAGGTGAAGCAGTGCTTGACTTAGGTTCTTTAGAAAGGAAAAAGCTTTTCCCAAGACAAATAGTTCGTCCAGCTAAAACATACTCTAAGATACAAGGCACTGATGTTCAAAAGAATGTAGCTCGTGCCACATCTGGTGCCAAGAAAGGCCAGAAGATGGGTAAGGTTCTTGAGGAGGCTATGCAAAATCTAGGTTCTGTTGCACATGTGGTTGATAAAACTCGTCTAAAAATCATACTATCAACTACCCTTCCATCATTAACTTCAGGTGAGTTTGAATCGTTTGGTGCTGAGATAAATGGTATTGGTCAAACTAAAATGGATAGGTTTAATGCAAGCGAAACTCAACAGAAGAAAAAGTTTAAAGCTAATCCAGAACTTAGGAACACTGAAGATGAGTATGTACCTTCTGAAAACATGGCTATGTTACAGGATAAATTAGCTAATGAGATAAGATCAATGTCTCAGGAATTGGATAGTGCTAACTTTTTAACTTGGAACATACAAGGGTTTCAAGGAAGATTGACCCCACAGCAGTCTTATTTTAACCTAACTACATCCAAGACTGTTAGGTTTGCAACCAGAAATGCTGTACCTGCTACTATAAAACCTGGGAATAGGCAAGAGAAAAACATAAGACAAATGTATGCAATGATACTTATTCCAAAGACTGTTATTAAAAATGTAACAGGTGAGGAAACTGTAGTAAATGAAGCTGGAGATTCTTATCTACCTGCACAAAGGGATTACCTTTTGCGTCAGAAAGAAGGCGAGCTTTACTCTTATGGTAAAAGATTAGAAGCAGCTTTACAAATGTCGGATGCAGAGTTTGAGTCTATAACTACAGCAATAAAAAATGGTGTTGCATTAGACAATCCAAGTTTCCCGAAGGTAACTGGACTTAACCTTGATCCTAATAATGAACTAGATGCTAAACTTATAGGTCTTATAAGAGACAACAAAGATGATGGTCCTCTTTTCATAGATACAGCTATTGATTTCTCTAAGTATGTAGATTTTAAAAACCAATACAAATCAACTAAAGATAAGTCACTTACATTTAACTCTTATGTTAATGCTTATATAGATGGTAAGACTAATGGTCCTGCCAGTAATGCTATGCAATTAGGTAATTCTGACACAGCTTTTATGACAGGAGTACTCAGACGTAGCAGGGTATCTAACCTAGATGAAGGTGATATGCGCGATAAGTTGATGGATTTAGCATCTGATAGCATAGACAATGGTTGGGAAGGTTTAACTTCAGAGAATTATACACCCATGAACAATGTAGCTAGGCAGGTGTTTGCTAATCGTGACTTGGCTAAGCTTGTTATTATGACCTATGGTTATGGTAAAGAGATTGAAAGTTTTAATGCAAACATCGATGAGGTCATTGAGCTTATTAACGAAAGGAAAATTCGTGAAGAGGCTGAAGGAATGGGAGTCAACACCTTTGCTCATGATATCGCTCTACTTGAAGCAACTGTTTCTCGAAATGAGTTAGCTAACATGTTAACTGGAAGGTATGCTCAGTCTGTAGAAGGCGTTCTTGGAGATGAGACAATTGAAGCTCGGTCTATTATGAGATCAGCTGCCGCTTTACATGCAGCTATGAATGAACCTTTTATAATTAAAGGTCCAACAGGTATGGACATACACATAGGTGGTGAGTCATCTACTGGGTATTTAAATGCTGATCTTAGTACTTATAGACTAAGCCCAATGGACTCTGATGTTTTCCAAACAACAACTGTTGCATCTTATAACACAGAACCTACAGCCGCAGCAGCTAGGACAAGAGGGGATCAATCTATTCCCGGAGAACATGCCTATGGTGGGTCAGTTGTAGCACCTATTCAAGCTATAGATGCTGCGACAGTTGCCATGACTGCTTCTGGTTCGTCTTGGGATAAGTTAACAAGGGCATCAAAAGGTAGCCCTTACTTGCACACTATTTACGATGCATTTAAAATGGATGCTAATGGGTATGATGTTGTACTGGAAGAGGTTAATAACAACTGGATGAAGGCCACAATGGACTGGAGCTATCTTGAGCAAGCCAAGGCATCATTAGCTGAAGCCACTGAAAGGTACAATGAAAAGATGAAGGGTCGTAAACCTACAGATAAGATCACAGATAATGAAAGTGCTTACATGGGTTGGTTATTAACAGTAGTTGTTAACCCTAATACTGGTAAAAGATCTATGGTAAACATGAGAAACAGACTAGGTAAGTTCACAGATCTACGTAACGATGATAAGTACAAGACTGCTACTCGTGAGATTGAGTCTCGGTTTTCAAAGTCGATGGCAAGTGTTGGCTTTGATGTTAACAATCCACCATCTGAGTTTACTGTTGCCCAACTAAAACAATTTAAAGGCACATTAAGTACTGTACTAAATTCAGATAGTCGTTTAAATAAAATGATTAGTGAAACCAATAACAATAAGAAGAAGTTAAAGGACATGATCATGAAGACAGGTTACAAGTTGGAGAATGGTAAACGTATTGTTCTTCAGTACTTCGGACATTAAAAAAATAAAGCCCCCAAGGATATCATAGAGATATCTCTGGGGGCTTTTTAATTTTAAAGCATTCCTCGTTTAGCAAGTAACTCTCGGTACTCTTTTAATTGATCTTGCTTACGTTGTCTAGCTTTCTTATCATCAATGACACCACTGGCAAGATCTTCAGCGATACCAAGGTCTATTACACGAGGCATTAGATCCTTTGTGAAAGCCAACTCTTCAGCCAGATTATCATGGGTCAGTGGGTTATTGTTCCAATCGGTAATGAACTCATCGTCATCTACCTGCACACCTCTGAGTGCTAAATGATTGTATGATTTACGCGAAGAAGTAGTCACTATTTTCAATCTCCTTTATATCTAGGGTGCCAAGTGTGGGCTGTTCCACATCGTCTTCGGCATCTGTTATGAAGTTACGTATGACTTCAAAGTAATTATCATAGTCATACATACGTATGAATACTTGTTTAGTTAAGTCTAGTAGTTTATCAACATCACTAGCGTGTGTGCTAAAACTATCATGTACAGCCGCAAAGCAACCATCCCATTCAGATATCACAAGGGCCATGTGACTGGCATCCATAGAGTGTATGTAATTAGGTGACATACCACACACAAACCCTCTACGATCAGGCATACGTGTTGGTACTAAGGCTACGTGCGTAACCTGTCCAGTCTTATTACCATACCCTTTGATCCTACCTCTGGCTTTCCTGTCTTGCATTATCCATTTCTCATAGATAACATCAAACCCTGAAGGGGTACTCCACTCAATCCTATCATCACCTTTGCCATGTTTAAGATCTGTAGTGTACTCTTTTAACTTGATAACTACATCATTCAGTTCTTCTAGATCCTCATCGGTCTTGAAGTTCTTCTTCATTAGTTCATCACGTTTCTTAGAGAACTCTCTGTACTCAGCATTAGCTTCGTAACCATCAGAGTCTACCTTAACATGTGTACCTAGTTGATACATAGCTAAGTTCTGTAGATAACTCATGGTAGATAGAGGTCCGGGACATACCTTATCGATTGCTTTGATAAGGAGTTTAGATAGTTTAGTACAGTCATCCTGTGTTATTCCATACTCTGTGTGGTAGTCCTCTGATTTACAATCAAAGAACATGTTCTCAGCTATCTTCTTAGCACCAGCAGAGTATGCCCTAGTCATTGACCCTCGCTTAGAGATACCCTTTCGGATATGCTTCATGGGCATTAAGGCTATAATAGAATTCAACCTGTCATCTTTACACAGGTTAATCATTTCTTTGGCAGTCTGCACATAGAAATCTTTCTGTATATCTACAGGGATCAACCCCACTAAGTCACCAGTCTGTTCATCTTTAGAGATGGCCCCTAAGTGTTGCCATCCATTATTACTACCATCAATTGGGATAGGTAACGATGTCATGTGTATCCTGTTGTCTTTGAATGCACAGTCAAAATCATACCACTCCACACAAGCAGCTAAGAAAGATACCTTCTTTTCAGCTGAGTCAGAGAACTCTTGGTGCTTACCCGCATCTATGATCTCAGACATGTATTCATTAGTCCAAGATATACGATCCTCAAGTGTCATCTTGTCAACTGATATGTTATCCAAGCCTTCACTTTTTAGGTACTCTCTATAGTCTTCATTGCACCAATCTGGTATCTCATCAATGTTGTAAGACATATTAAACACAGACGCAGTGTGTATAGCTAACCACTGTAACCCACTTTCTGTCATGGGCTTAGCATGTTGAAACTTAAACAGTCCCCTTGCTAGATCAGATCCTTGAAAGTTCATAAAGCTTTCACAGTAGTAGAACCTACCTCTGTAGTCTACATCTAGGTACTGATAGAACTCATCTAACTCAGACAGCTTACGTGCCTTTTCAGATATGAATGCCCACTCTACCATCTTGCTTCTACGTTTAAGCTCTTTGGCATCGTTGTCCTCTACTGGATCTTGAGATACAAATAGATCTTTATTATTAACCATAGCCTCATACACAGGTGTGTTGATTACCCATGCTGTTTGCTGTAGTTTGTTTAAAGCTTGTATCCAAGGAGCATAAGGATTTAAGGGATCATTCTCTAGCCTTCCCTTTATTATTGGTCGATTAACTCCATTGATCTGTTGGAACATTTTAGTTATGTCCACAGGTCTTTCAGTGGTTGTTGCAGCAAGTGGGAAGCTTACTCCCTTAGCTGGTATAACACCTAGCTCAAACCACCTAGGGGCAGCTGACACAACGTGACAACTGTTCCTTGTTTTAGCATAGGATAACTCAATGAAGTTAAGATTATACAGTGCCTCTATAAACAGGTCACCTATAGACACTTGAGAGCCCCAAGGTAGGGGCTCCCGATCTAACTCTCTTCCAATACTCTGACCTATCTTCGTTGAAGCGTTGGTCAATGTAGTAGTACCTGATGGGCTGGAGCTAGTATCTTTTGTAAATTGCATTTGCAGAATTGCAATAGCTTTAAGAACGTAATCTTCCATACGTTCACTGTAGTCTATCGATAACCTTAGCAAGAGACCCGCTACGTGGGGTCTTCGTCTTGCAGGACTTACCCCATCTACTCTCTTTACGAGGTAGTTAACTATCTCTTCAACTGCTGACATGTAATCTCCTATGTCGTTACGTAATCAAACCCCTCCTCTTTAGCTACGAGTCGGGTAGTCTTAGTGTCATAAGATGCACTACCTGCATCACCTGTTTGTCCAGTGAATCTAGACTTGAGAACCCTGAAGGTAACTGTGTTACGTTCATAATCATCAACAGCTACTAGGTTCCTAGAGAATGCGATGATGTCAAATGAGATCTGTTTAATAGAACCAGAGCCTTTGATGTCATCGATGGATGCAATGTTACCATCCTCAAAGGCTTTACCACCCTGTGCTTTACGCAAGTGTGAGATCAACCCCAGCCATATGTTATGCCTCTTAACAATCTTAAGTAAGTCTGACATAAATTTATCGATAGCTTCGTTACCAGACAACCCATCACTACCTTCTGATACAGCAATGGTGATGTGATCTAGTACCAAGTACTTGCAACCCATGAGGGCCATGTACTCTATCTTATCTATCAGGCTATCGTCACCTACTGATCCTTGGTGGTCGAGGAGTACAAGTCTCTCATCTCCAAATACTTCATCAAAACCTCGTCTAAGTTCGTCTTCAGGCGGAGGTGTATCCTCATTAAGAGGCTTCTTGATAGCCATCCCAATGAATTTCTCTGCCGTATCTCCAACGCTTTCTTCCAAACTGATAAGCCCAATACGATCTTTTGTTTTTGTGAGAAGATCCAAGATAATCTCTTTGATAACAGTAGACTTACCACTGCCAGTTCCAGAAGTGAATAGAGTAATCTCACCATGTCTAATTCCTTTTAGTTTCTTGTTCAAACCACTGAGACAATCAGGGTAAGGAACACACTCTACGTTTTGACGTTGCTTGAATTGGTTCCAGATAGGTTCACCTGTAACAATACCAGATGGGTTCCAACTCTGTGCATTCCATATGCATTCAATCAGAGTCTTCCAACCATGCTTCATAAGCGTATCATTGGCATCCTTCTCAGGCAGCTTAGCTATCTTAGCTTTTCCCGGTTTAATCATCTTACCTAGGAAGTCAGCCATCTTCTTACCAGCTTCATCCTGATCCATCATGATCACTACAGTTTTAAAACTATTGATCCAATCCCTTTGAGCAAGAGGCACAGAGGTAGAAGATGCAGAAGGGACACCAACCACAGCATAGGTACGTCCGTATTTTTCTTGGTATGCTTGGGCAACCGACATGGTGTCGATGGCTCCTTCACAGATGACCAACGTAAATCCTGAAGTTGCTTGTCGTTGTCCGAATAATTCGACATTTTTAAAGTCTCCATAAACACGGAAGTCTTTTGGTAACTTACGTTCTTGATAGGCTGTAACGTCACCATCAACTGTCCAAGGATAGTAATGAGCTAGGGGTTTACCATTGGTATCCACAGACATCTTTACTTTAAAGTGGTCCACAATCTTATGTGAGATACCACGAGATGTCATAGGGTAGCTACGATAGGTTCCTATCTCTCCCAGAATTGGGCTTGATAACATATCATCTATGTCGTCATCGTCTATTAAATTATTCATGTTACTACTTTCTTTAAACACAGTCTTCCCACATGAGAAGCAGTGTGTTCTTGGGTTGTCATCATTATAAATATGGTTAGCATCTGAGCTACCACAACTTTCACAATTAGTCTTCAATTGAAATCCCTTTCTTCTTTCAGATCCCTATTATAGTTTCGTTTCTTTCGAGTCTTGGAGTGCTTCGACTCCCACTTCGAGTTCTTCTGTTTGTGTAACTCGGACCCAGAGATACTCTCTTCCTCGTTTGACTCTATCTCGTTGTAAGATGATACCTTGGACAGTTTTGTCATTGAACTCCTCAAATATGTTTTGGTATGTATCTAGTAATGGTTTAATTATGTTGTCTAAGTCTGAGGCTTTATTAGATAACCCAGCATAGACAATGAAATGAACAGGGCTGTTACCATAGGGCCACTCTTCGCCCATTAGTATCGTTGCCATCTCTTCTTGAAACCTCTTATAGTCAGCTGTCTTGTAGGTTGTCCTTCCCTTTCTCACAAACATCTTGTTTGCTGATAATGGTTTGATCTGGAATAGCTGCTCCATTTCTACGCTCCGCTGTTCTAATGGCATGACAATTGTGACACACCACTTCTGTTTTAAACACCTCATCAAGCACTGCACCTATATCCCTGTCTTGTGAGATCATTCGAGAAACATTGTGTAGCTTCTCGAACTGAGGTAAATGATCAAATGCAAGTGCATCTGGGTGCTTGTTGTATCCACAATCAGTACACCCTATATCAGTTTTAAGAAGCCCTATGAACTTCCGCTTCTGCTTTCGACTTATGCTGGCTAATTTGTTCTTTAATGTCATCTAACTCTTCCCAAGATGTTATCATTGTTAATAGGCGCTTAGAGATGTCTGGATCTCCTGCCCTGTTTGTTCTCCATGCTGCACGTACTCGGTTCCACCTACGTTCCATAGGTACACCATGCAGTATTCTTTCTGCCTTCTTAGGGCCAACTCCTTTAATTCCCGGAATGTTATCCGATCTATCACCAGTTAGACACTGAAGCATAAGCTTAAGGTTAGCAGTGTCATCGTTGATCTCTTGTATTTCTTTCTTCACAAAGTTATAGTGAGTCCCAGGAATTTGTAGTAGATCTTTATCAATACCTGCAACTGTGTACTCTTGACCTACCTCTCTGCACTCGGATGCCCATATACTAACAAGGTCATCCGCTTCCATATCATCTGCTTCAATGGCTTCGTACTTATCAACCATGTATTTATGGCCGTAGTTCAATGCTTCTTTTACATCTGCATCTAGATCCTTTCTTGTTGACTTGTAGTTGGGGTAAATATCCTTTCGGAAATTACCCCTTCCTTTGATTGCCACTAGGAAACTATCAGACCCACAGTTCTGTTGGATCTCTCTCATAGTGTGATCGATACCTACTCGTATATCCTTTTGCTTCTTTGTGACACAAGCCATGCGAAAGTATATTGAGTCTGAATCTACTAGTATTACTGCGTTATCAGTGAACATCTGCGTAACTCTCTCCGATTACATAATCACCACCATCCATACATGTTACACCGAACAGTTCTGGACCAGCAGCGAAAGATTCTTTTAGTATTTCCCCAACACGCTTAGCGTCATCAGGGTGTGATTGAAATGCCATCTCATCATGGTAGAACAAACGAGGTTCAGCACGTAGTTTCTCTTCCTTAATCTTATCCCATGCCCACATCAGTGCAGCCTTACAGGTCACACCTTCAGCGGCTTGAAGTAAGTAGTTCAAAGTCTGATGACCAGAACCACAGAAGACTGGGCGTCCATCAAGTGCAGGGAACCATCCATCACCTTGGTTGTGTGATGTTTTGTTCCAGATACCTAATAGTTTCTTCTTGAGTTCTTCCAAACCCTTTATGCCCTTTGAGAAGTTAGCACGAGACTTACGCCCTGCCTCACTGTTAGCTTTACCTGTCAGGACTTGACCCAGTTTAGCATCACCTGCACCGAAAAGATAAGCATAAAGATATCCCTTGGCTACACCTCGGCTACAGCCAAGTGCATCTGCATTACGCTGATGTTGATCACCATAGCGTACCTCATTAGTGAAGTCGTCATTGCCAACGTAATGGCATAGCCCACGCAACTGATTACCAGCTGAGTCAGCACCAACAATTACTGTTCCCGGATCAGGCTTAAGCATTCCACGAATCTCTTTACCCCAAGGAGTTTCAATTCCCGGAAGGTTAGCAATAACTTCGTGACGGACCCTGAAGGTAGGAGTACCAATAGTCCACATGTTACCATGAAGTCTCTTATCATCTGTAATCTCCACTCGTTCTACCCAACCTTCCATGAGAGAAGCCTTGTGGCGCAGTACATAGTACTCATCTACCATAAGACCAACCTCACCAAGTTTAGATAGTGATGATGTTGTAAGTTTAGGGCCAGTAGTTATCCACTCGCGTCCTACTTTCTTTCTGTTGTATTCGTCTGGCTTCCATCCGATTGTTGTAAGCCAATCCTTAACCGCTTCTTGTGATCCCAGTTTAGCTTGTTCCTTAGTTGTTCGTTGGAACTTGAAAGCTGGTCCCGCGAGATGGGTGTCTTCGATGCTGACTTTCGTTTCAAAATATTCACTAAGCAGCTTGGCAGTTGTCGCGGTGTATGTACCATTCTTTTTATACTTAGGAGTCTTAGGTTCTTTATCTATGAACACAACCTTAGTACCCATCTGGGGTTCGATTATGTTTGAGATCTCAGCCATGCGTTGTTGCATAGTACCTAGTAGTTCCTTAGCCTCCTCCATGTCAAAGTACCAGCCCTTGTTCTTGCAGTATGCGTTGAACTTGGCTGTCTCATGTTCTGCTTTCATACCCAGTTTAATCTTAGGGTTAAACGTAGCTACCTTCTTGTATTCTGTTAGCAACTCATTGTACACATCTACATTCACTCGTACATCTTGTACACAGTAACGTAACATCTCACGAGAGTAAGCATCCCAACCATCTTCATATGTTATTTTACTGTTGCCTAGGTGTTCACCCCAACCAGCAAGACCATGACGATGGTTACGTTTGTACCTAAGAACCTGAGACATAACCCACGTATCATGTAGTCGCTTCTCATTGAGGGTAGTACCGCACAGCTTGTCCATTACCACATTATCAAAACCAATGATGTTATGGCCTACCAGAAGCTCTGCGTTCTGTAGTAGTGAAGCACCATCAGAGATGGAGCCATGTAAGTTATCGTGATCAGAGAATTTGTAAATCTGATTTGTATCTAAGTTCTGTGCAACAATCATCCAGATAGTATCAGGAGTAAGACCATTACATTCTATATCATAACATAGGCGCATATTGCGTCCTTTCTTTACTTGTTTAAGTACATTTTTAAATCGTTGTATCCACCTATCAGTTCATCATTATAATAAATGATAGGCACTGTGTTCATTAGTGAGCGTTTCATTATGTTTTTACCTATTCCAATTTGCAGGTCAATGGCATACTCTGTAAAACCTTTACCAGTTTCCCTTAGTAACTCCTTAGCCCTAATGCAAAAGGGACAGTTAGCTATGCAATAGATTTCATACATTGTTCTTGTACTCCCATAATATCTTATTGAGTTTAGCCAACTCATCTTCTAATTTATATATTTGACGCTGTAGGTTTTCTATTTCACCGCACATGCTCATCCTCTCTCCTCTCCTTTATACTTACAGCGTCATCAACGCATCCCATGATACAGGGAATAGTTTTACCATACGATCACTGATCTGATTGGCAACACTTTGAGTTTCCACTTGCGTATCTTTAGAGCATCTAAGTTTACACATGTCGGCAAAAGCATCTAGACTGCCGCTCCAGTACCATTCTGTTACAAGGTTGAGTGGTAAGACAGATCTTGCTTGTTCCTCACAGACACCCATAGTCAGTAGATACTTATACTGTTTGGCAGCTTCTATGCCAGACTGTTGTATTACTGCATCTAACATGTGGTTATCTATAGGTTTACCTGACCCTTGTTTCTTATCCGAGATGGATTCCCTTAGTGTGGGTATGAAATACTGTGGTTCATCTGCAACATATCTCCTTGATATCTCATTCCAACGTAAAAACTTGTGCTTAACTAGTTGTCGTGCTACATAAACACTTGACTTTACATGAAAAGATGCAAAGGCATGTCCGAATGGTGATGTGTGTTTGTGTTTAGCCAAGTATTTTATTAGCTTTATATCTTTATCTTTCAGACAACCTTCGTTACCTATGCCACGCATATCAAAACCACGCCACTCACTCTTTTTACCATAGCTAACTCGTGCTGCATTAACAACTGACAGGTCAGTACCCATAGCATCTATGAATGTAACCTCACTGTCACGTATACATCGTTGGGTGACACTTTCAACTATCATTATCTATCCTTTCTAAGAAAATCCTGACACATGCAACTTGAGCATTGTCAGTTGTAACCATTATTTTAGCAGTTTCCATTATAGCTGAACATCTTTTCAGACTTCCATAGTTTCCTAATTGAAATACATCCACACCCATTCCCGGTACAGCGTTTACCCATAAGAGTACCCACATTGTAACCATAATTTATCCTCCTGTTAGCGTTCAGCTTTTAATTTATCCTCTGGTTTACTAAGTATGTTACCATCCCTGACTGTCCTGTGGAAGTCGATGATTCCCCTAGCTACCTCTTCGATTTGATTACGATGTAACCCAATGTCTTGCAGTTGATGATCATGCAGTTTGTGTAGTTCTCTTACTGTAGCGTTCATGTTAGCACGTTTACGAAGTGTTTCTGCTATGTTTCTAATCAAGCTCATATAGAACCTCTCCTATTCTTTTGTTGGCATATCCCATGTACTCACTGCTCAAA